TCAGAAAGCTCCTTCGGGGAATGTTGCACAAGTCAGATCCCTCGATTGCACCACACCCAGCCAGGCATTGATCTTTGGCAACTCATAGTGGAAGAAGAATTTTGCGCACCCCACATGCCCCTGAGTCTCCAAGGACTCCTGCTGCGGGTCGTTGTCCAGCGCGCAACCGGCCACGTCCAGCCAGATCCAGGCCAATACCGTATGGCCGAAAGCCTGCATGTAGGGCACTGCATTGGCCAAGGCCTCGCCCGGTACGCCGGTAGACCAGGCCTTCTGGGTGGCGACACCCACATCCTGCAATGCGCGGGCCAACGCCTTGGCGTGTGGCGCCAACGCGGGAATGCCATTGCAGCGGTTGACAGTGGCCATGATGCGGTGGCTTAGCAGCGTGAGGCCTTTGCCCTCCTCCATCAGCACTTTGCGGCCCAGCAGGTCCATGGCTTGGATGCCGTGGGTGCCTTCGTGGATCATGTTCAGGCGGTTGTCGCGCCAGTACTGCTCCACCGGAAAGTCGCGGGTATAGCCATAGCCACCGTGCACCTGGATCGCCAGCGAGTTGGCCTCCAGGCACCACTCGCTGGGCCAGCTTTTGGCAATCGGGGTCAACACCTCAAGCAGCAAGCGGGCTTCTTCAGCGTCTTGCGCGGTACCGGTGTGTTGTTCGTCGATCAGGCGGGCGCAGTACAACTCGAGGGCCAATGCACCTTCGCAATAGGCTTTTTGCGTGAGCAACATGCGCTTCACATCGGCATGCTCAATGATGCGGGTTTGCGGAGCGGCGGCGTCTTTGCCGGCACCGGTAATGGGGCGCCCTTGCGGGCGATTTTTGGCGTAGTCCAGCGAGGCGTAGTAGCCTGCCATGCCCAGCATGGTGGCGGCAATGCCCACGCCGATGCGGGCCTCGTTCATCATGTGGAACATACACGCCAGACCCTTGCCCGGCTGCCCCACGAGGTAGCCCACGGCTCCCGCTTGGCCATCCACGGGGAACTTACCTTCGCCAAAGTTCAGCAAGGTATTGGTCGTACCGCGCCAACCCAGCTTGTGGTTCAGCCCGGCAAGCGCCACGTCGTTGCGCACGCCCGTCAACTCACCCTGCGCATTCACCATTTTCTTGGGAACGATAAAAAGCGAAATGCCGCGGGTGCCCGGAACCAGCTTGCCGTCCGCATCCGGAATCTTGGCGAGCACCAGGTGCACGATGTTTTCCGTGAGCTCGTGCTCGCCACTGGAGATCCACATTTTGTTGCCACGCAGGCGGTAACGCGCGCCCAGCGGGTCGGACTCAAAGCCCTCCCCATCCGGCACTGCGCGGGTGGCCACATCACTCAGAGACGAGCCTGCCTGCGGCTCGCTAAGGCACATGGTGCCGGCCCAGCGACCCGAAAACTCGTTATGGGCGAACACCTGCTTTTGCAATTCGGTGCCGTGCGCCATCAACAAATTGGCATTGCCCACGGACAGCAAGCTGGAGCCGATACTGACCGAGGCGCAGGCAAAAAATGCATTGGCTGCTGCCTCCACGCTGTAGGGCAGCTGCATGCCGCCGATGTCGTAGTCCTGCGCGGCACTCAACATGCCGGACTCGGCATAGGCTTTGAACGCATCGTGGGTGGCCTGAGGCAGCGTGACCTTCTCGCCATCAAAGTGAGGCTCCTGCGTGTCCACCAGCCGGTTGAATGGCGCGTATTTCTCCCGTGCAATGCGCTCGCAGGTGTCCAGCACCGCATCAAAGGTTTCACGGTTGTGGTCCGCAAAACGCTCACGGCTGGTGAGGCCGGTGGTGTCCAGCCAGTCTTGGAGCAGGAAATCGAGGGTGGTGCGTAGGGTCATTTGCGCATTGTTGCTTAGTCATCGTCAACTGGTCTTTTTCGAGTGTCCGGTGGGTTACAGGACACCACCTTTGCCTGTCTTCAACAAACAGGTTTGTAGAGTCTGCTCGACTAAACTTAATTGCACGGCTTCCAAGAGAGCTCCTCAGGTTTCCTCTTTCAAGGCTAATTGATCAAGTACCTGTTTCAGATGCAGCACACAACATACCCAGCCAAATGGTCTCGAACTCAATGGTATGCAGCGTCATTCGTTTGTGCTTTGCTAGCGGTACGGCCGATTTGGGAAGCTTGGAATGTCTTTTTCACCGGCTCTATGGCAGGAGTTCAAGGGGGGAGATGTTTGAATTGATCCACACATAAACGGCCGAGAAAATCAAAAAAAGGCCGTTAGATCAATGAGTTAGCGCTTTTTCGAGGTTTTGGCAGGAAACGTTTATTTTGATCCAGTAGCTGCCCATAAATCGGGGCACTTTTGCCCATTAAATGTCAGGAAATTGATCTGGCTGTGGCGGTAAAAACACCAAACAATTGCAAAAAACAGGGCGGGCTCCTACACTCTGGGCAAGTCAGTGGACTGGAAACGCACCAGCCAGACGCCCTGCCCAAGTGGCATCGTTATTACGGAGACGTAGCGCCCTTCCTGACCCAAGCCCACCTCGGTGGGCTTTTTTATTTCTTCAATGAACCCAGAATGATTTCGTACTGAGAGGCCTTTGCAAGGTCTCCTAGTGGCGCCGTGCCCAATGAAACGACCGCTGCAGTCGTGCCATTCTTGGACGCATAGTTCAAGCGGATCACGATCTTGGGCGTCCGCGCGTTGAATGACCCCTCAGGGATAACAACCAAGTTCCCGCTTTTTGTATCCAATAGGACCGCGCGGTAGTTCCTGAAATGCTCGGGAAGGCTGTCTATCCATTCATCAGGCCAAACCTGCAGAGACTTTGCCTTGTGGGTGCCAGCAAGGTGCAGCGTCTTGTTGTCTGCGGCTGTGACCAGGGTGGATTCAAGCTTCAGGTCGGGCAGCTTGTCTTCTATGGCATTGATCATGCCGCTATCCATAAATCCAACGGTCTGGGTGGCGCCAGTCGGCTTTTCAATGGCAGTTTTAAACGCCTTGAAATCGTCGTTGAGCACCTTTTGATAGGCCGGTGAAATCGCTTTATCGGTCATAGGTCCGCGCAACTCCATGGGCAGGCGGGCCAATTTGTTACCTAAGGCGACCTCAGGTGATAGCCAGCTCTGGCCCACGTTGTGATCCCAGCCTGGATCAATGCCAAGAGGTACTTGATCTGTCACTTCACCATCGCGGGTGACCACGTTGCGTGTCTTGACCTGGTAAGGCTTGGAGACCTGCAACTGGTTGTCATCCAGATCGGCTTGGCTATAGGCGCGGACGGTGCAGCGGCATCCCCAGCCGTTTGGCGGGTAATGTGTCTGCCAAAAAGCGTCGTCAATCGGAAAGATCAGACCATTCCACATGCGGTGCTGAGGGCGCACGCGGGCGTCACCAGCTGTTCGGTATTGAAGGAATGGCCGCTTTGCCTTGCCCGCCTGCAGCTGTTGCCAGCGACCTGCCATGTGGGCGGTGCGCATATTGGTGTCGAAGATGACGCTTGTGCGCCAGCCGCGTTTTCCACGGTAGGACCATCCATGCTTTTGGACGGCCGCGTCGAAGTCTTTACGAAACTGGGTGATGGTGGTGCCGTTTTTGAGCGCATCCACCAGAGATTGCTGGATATCGGCGACCAGATCGGTGCTGGCTGCGCCTGCCACAGCGAATACCTTGCCATGCACTGGCCCGGCCAGATCGTCCCACTTGAGGGTGCTCTCGGGCAGCTTTCCCTTCAGGTAGTCGATGGCTTGGCCGAACTGGACGCCGAAAGGCTGCACATCAGGCATCAGTGAACTCCGGACCATGTTGGATCGCAGACTCGGGAACCACAACCAAGCCGAGCTGTATAGCGAGCTGTTGCTCAATGCGTGCACCGCGTGAGTCCTGCCAACCAGGAAGGAGAGCAACACCGTCACATAGTGCGAGCTGGCGCAAGGCCATCCGCATGTAACCCAGCCAGGAGCCGCAGTGTGGCTCCGGGTTCTCGGCGGGATTCTCCACTTCGAATCCAAGCGCGCGCAGGCGCTCGGCTGCGGCGTTGAAGGTTGGATAGTTGAAGTGGGGTAGACCTGTCATAGGCCCAGCGATATAGATGCGTTTCATCGGGTGCTCCTATCGGGTGCCTTGCCGCCTGGCATGGCAGTCCAGAAAGTGACGCATGGCAGCACGTTGATGCACCAGCGCCGATTGAAGGGGGAATAGTGGGCACCGATCCACAGTGCGCCTTTGTTGAAAATCCACCCTCTTTCCATCGTGGTTCAAGCCTTTGCAGGCAGCTCGGTTTCCGCCAGGCCTTGTTCACTAGGACCTTTCGGTGCGTGGATGGTGATGTCACGATTTGTGCCGCCATTCACCTTGACCGGAAGGTTTACGTCATGGCCTTGGCGGCGCACCACTTCAAGAGTGAGGCCCACAAATGCACCGGTCAGGATGGAAAGCACATCGGAGACAGGCGCCGCATCAAGTGCCTGTTCAATGGCAACGCCGAGCTTGTCAAGAGCAGAGAGTTCCACTGGAGTGTCCGGTTCTTCAGTTTGCATGATCCGGACCTCTTAGTTGGCCTGCGTGGCAGCGCCGCGCAGCATGGAATAGGTGATGGCACGGTCCAGTACTTCACGCAGGGCGTCGTCGTCCATATCGCCTACCAGCTTGGCAAAGTCGGTTTGGAACTCGGCCAGCGTTTTGCCCTCGGCCTCGTACTCAGCCAGCATTTGGGCAACCGGCGCGATCATGTGATCTTCGATCGCCTGGTCGGCCGCTTCGGCGGCAAGCTGCATGGCTTCATCCTCAGTCATGCCAGCCGCTTTGGCGAAAGTGAAACCGGCCACAGCGGAGAAGTCCACGGCTGGCAGTGTTTCACCTGTGCCGGATGCCTTGGGTGCTACCGCGCCTTTGGACATAGGCAGCAACGCATCGGCATCGTCTTCTGCCTCAGGAATGTCCAGCTCTTCCAGCATGGCCTTGCGAGATGGGCGAGCACCCATATTGGCTGCGATCTGGTAGGTGGATGCGCGGTCTTTGCCAGCGGCTTCCTGTTTGAAGAAAGCCAGTGTGGGTGGGGCTACACCTTCACCGAAGTTGAACAGCGTGATCCATTTAAAGATTTGCGCCATGCTGGCTGCTGCGATATCGCGGTCCGAGTCATGAACCTCGCTTTGTCGTGCCTTCGCTGTATCAGCTGCTGCACGCGCACCTACATCAAGCTGCTCGCCCACCATCGCTTGGCTGGTCAGTGCCTTGGACATCTCACGGTTGCAAAGGCTGATGAGGTTCTGCTGGGGCAAGTTGCCAGAGCCGCTGCTGTTGGGTACAAGCAGCTCGACTCCATTGCCCTCTTGCATCACGACATAGCCAGCCTCCATCATTCCGGCCAAGGCTGCGGCAAAGTCGTCTTGCTCGCTTTCGCTGGTGCCAGCGGGATAACGCCCGATAGGCCACGGCAGACCATGGCGCTCGCAGTACTTCACGAAGTAGCGCCAACCTCCAGTCTTGAATGTCCAGGGCCAGAAGCAGCTGGACAGCAATGGCAATCCGTAAGGGTTGTCGTGTGTCGGCATATGCCGGGAAATCACGAACTGATATGGTTCCACCGGAGCGCCTTGCCACGCGGCATTAGAGATCAGCAAGGGAGCACCGTTCACGTCAAACCGAAAGCGGCGGCCAGGGCGGTCGATCACGCTCGTCGGAAGGTACTTACCGTCCACGAACTCCCACACCAGCTCGTGTGCGCGGTATCCAGTGAAGATGCACGCGCACATTTGCCACATCACCTCCAGCCAGTCGGAAATGTCGTTCGGGCTGTTTGTCTCCATCCAGGAAGCACACAACTCCATGGCTGCAGCGGACTTGCTGTCGCCGTCCCTTCCTACCTCCAATCGGTATTCGTGGGATCGGAAAGAGCCACGAATAGAGCGAATCTCGCCAATCACGTGCGCGTCCATCATGATGGAGTGATAGGCCTGGTCTGCCCGTCCCATCTCGCGCAAGATGGGGTCAGGATTTGGCAGCACTTGAAGGCTTCCAAAGAAGCGCTGTGGGTCGGTCTCAGGTGTCGCGACAGGCTTGCCGAGCCAATTCGTGAGGTTGCGGATCATGCCTTTGATGGGGGTCATCGTGTTTTACCTGTGCGGATTTTGGGAATGCCACCGGCCCGTGACTGCGCAAGCATCCAGAGCATGTGGAGTGCGTCAGGGCCGTCGTCGTGGTCGGCCTCAGGCCAATGGCGGACTTGGGTGCTGAGGACGGTGTGTGCCTGGTTGAACAGGATCAGTCCGTTGTTGACGTGAGGGCTCAAGGACTCAATGCGCAGGTCTTTGTCGCTGTGGGGCGTGAGCGCCACAGCGGGCACCGGCACACCGGCTGCCGCAGAGCGTTTGATCAGCTCCTGGCGGAAGAACTCCTGAAACTGGATGGACTCCACGCCCCAAACCAGGCAGCGATAGACCTTCTGGAATTCGATGATCTGGCTGATCTGTCGGTCGGGGATCATGCGGGCCACTACAGCCTCCACCACACACAACTTGCCGCTTGCACGGTCGAACCCGCCTACCAAGCAGGCGCTAGGGTCCCGGCTCTTGTTGTTCTTGCCTAGGCTGGGGTCATGCGAGCCGTAGAACACCCATTCACGGATCGGCTGCACCCAGAACTGCATGTTCTGGAAGAAGCCGTTTTCGTCGTTAGTGGGGTCGTTCTGGTACTCGCAGTCAAAGGCATGGTGGTCACTGGCGCGAATCTTCATCAAACGCAGCAGCGGACGCACTGTGGGCCAGCTCACCTCGGCACCTAGGTCCATCGCGGCTTTGTTGGCTGCGTAGTAGGCGTCGGCAACCTCTTCGCCTTCATTGATGAACATCTCTTCCCAGGACTGCCACAGGTCCATGCGGTCAGGCCAGCGAGCGATGGCCTTAAATTTGACACGCTTCCACAGCGGATTTCGGTGGAAGCGGTTGGCGACCGAGTCGTAATGCAGGATGGTGTTGAGGTAAAGGATGTGCATGGAGCCGTCTGGTGGTCCCAGTGGCATCACAACCTTCTTCACCCATGCCTCGGTCTTGTCGCGCTGCTCTTTGGAGCGAACGTTCTCATCGTTCTCAATATCGTCCAAGGTGACAAAGCCGGGACGGTGCGGGCCATGGCGCAGGCCACGCATCTTTTTGCCAGAGCCGAAGGCCTGCACCTTGCGGCCGTTGGCAGTCACGATCACACCGGCATTCCACACACGGCCCCGGCCGCAGGCGTTGGGGAAATCCATCGCCAGGCGTGGGTTGCTCTCCAGCTCCGCCTTGATGGCTTCCAGCATGGTGGCTGCCTGGTCAAAGCTGTCCATAACTATGGGAAGAAACCACTGGCGCTCGGTCACCACTAGCCAGAGGTTGATCAACTGGGTGCCAAGGGTGGACTTGGCCTCGCCACGGGGTGCGGATACCTCGATGAGCTGGCCCACCTTCAAGTCCAGCATGGGCGGAACGTTGTCGTAGAACCAACGGTGAAAGGCGGACGGATCGCCTTTGATGTAGTGCGGGAAGTAGGTCTTGCCGAAAAACTCAAAGTCGTTTTGTGCGCGACTGGCCCGCTGGTCGCGGGCTGCGTGGTCCGTAGAGAAACCATCGCACTCGGCCTCAATGAGGCGGCGCTGCTCATCCGCGAACGCGCGCAGTTCGTCCAGAAACTCTTTATCTTTGAGGCGCTTCTGCTTTGCCATCAGGCACCGCTCCCACTGAACTCGCGCACCAGGTCATCGCCAGCGGCTTCGGTCACTTCCAAGAACTGCTCGCGCATCTTGGGAAAGCGACCTGCGATGAAGATGTTCAAGAACTTGAGCACATCCATTGCCACGGCCAGGCGGTTGGCATTGGGCATGGCACGGCTGGCGGCACCGATGGCTTTGTTGTAGCCGTCCATCAAGCGGACCATGATGTCTGCGCGCTGGGCGGCGGCCATCTTGGGGTCTTTCTTGACGGCTTCCAGGGTGGCGAGGAATTGCTCGGCCAGTTCGCCCAGCACTTCGTTTGCCATCTCTTCAACGCCGCTCTTGGTCATGCGGCGGGCATTGCGCTGGATATCCCAGTCGTTGCCTTCTTCCGCGTCCTGGCGCTTCCAGTTGCGGGCTGTGTTGTACGGAACCTTGCACGCCTCGGCCGCCGTGGCCAGCGGCAAGCCCTGCACATACTTGGCGCGCAATTTGTTGCGAGTGGAGCGGTCGTATGCCATGTGTTAGTGCCCCAAGGCCCTCATGGCTTGAAGGCCCGCAGCCACGATGGCGCCTGCCAATGCGCCGGTACCGGCTGCACGGATCGCGGTGCCACGCTCGTTTTGCTCCAGCGTTGCCAGGCGCTTTTCGATGCCATCAAAGCGGACGCCAACGGCCTTTGAAAGGTCTTCAATGCGGGTTTGCGTAGCCTGGTGGTTTTGCTGCATAAGGTTTGTCATTGCAGCCAGCTGGCCTTCCAGCTTGCCCATGGCGATTAGCACGGCGTCGCTATTGCGCCCAGTTTCTTTGGTGGTATCGGATGCGCTCATTTTTTATAGGTCCTCTCATAAACTTGTTGGCAGGTAATGCACCGGATGGCGTTGGGACTCGCTTTGCGGCGGGCTGCAGGAATCGTTTCCCCACAGTCGTCGCATTCAGGCTGGCCCACACGGCTCAAGGTCCGGCGCACTGCAGCCAAGGCATCAGAGCGGCGATCCAGTTCCAGTTGGCTGGCTTGTTCGTGAAACTTTTCGTCCATGGTTACCAGTCGATCAGGGCGTTGAGCCGTGCGCGGCAGATGTCGTACTGCGTGCGGGCGTTGGCTGCCCAGTCAGCGACGTCGGTATCGGAGGCAGCGGCCCCATCCGCTGTAGCAGCGCCTGAGGTGGACGCGGGCAGATTGGCGCTTCCGTCCGTGGAGCCGGAGTTGTTGAGCAGGCTGACAACGCTGCCAGACAGGCAAGCACGGCCAGTGGTTTGAGTGCGGATTGCATCGTGCAGCTCCTTCTGTTTCTTGGTTAAGGTGGACTCGGTGACTTGGAGCTGCAGCGTCAAGGCGTCGCCATGGCGCTTTGCCAGCTTCAGGGTTTCGATGTCGTCCGCGCGTGCGACGGAGACCTTGCGCTCCTGGTCTAGCTTGATAGCGGAGAGGTTGGCGTCATAGCGGGCAGTGAGGCCCCATGTTGTGACGCCAACTCCGGTGCCTAGTCCAATACAGAACACCGCAATGGCGAACCAGGAAGACGGCATCAGTGATTTAGTGATGGAGCCAAGAGTCATGAGCAGGCTCCATTGCCCCAGGATGCGTACATGGGCTCGTAGCGACGCAGGATCAGCTCTGGGTAGTGCTGGTTTTCTTGCTGGTACGCAGCGGTGATGCCGGGGTTGATCTGGCATGTGGCGCCCAGGCACAGGCCGGGTTGATCGCTTAGCTTTTGGCGCTTGTAAACCCAGCCAAGGCCGCCGTTGTAGGCGCTAAGTGCAAAGGCCATGTCCTGGCATTCATCGTCGGCGCGGATTCGGTCTGCCAACCACTTGTCATAGGTGACCAGGGCGCGCAGCGCCCAGGTGGGGTTGGTGGGAGCGCGGTCTGCCAGGCTGGGGTACAACCCGCCGATCCAGTTGGAAGTGGCGGGCATGAATTGCGCAAGGCCTTCTGCACCTACAGGTGAGCGAGCGTTCAGGCGCCAGCGGCTCTCCTGATGAACCTGTGCAGCAAAGGTGGCAACCGGCGCCTGCAGTCCCCAAGCGAGCTGGGCTTCGCGCTTCAGTGTGAGCTGGTAGCGCTGGGCTTCGCGTGGGATGGGCTGTGCATGGGCGGTGGTGCCGTAAGTGCAGGATGCAACGATGAGTGCGACGAACGCGGCATGTAGCCACAAGATGGCTTGAGCGGCGCGCTGCAGAGGGCGGTGGGTGGCCGACTGGAAGCGATCCATGCGCCGCTCGTTACGGCGGCGGAAGTACCCCTGCGCCCATCGGCTCATGTTGCTGATCCGCATGTCAGGCTCCCAAGCCCACGCAGATCAGGCAAGCTGCCACGATGATCGCGCGGCGCAGCATCGATTGCCCGAAAGACGAAGACGCTACCAACTCTGCGGTTGCGACATCCTCGGCAACCTGTTCTGGCGAGTCATCACACTCCAGATACTGATGTGGCCGGTCGTAGGGGAAGAGAGCCCGGTCAAGCCAATAGCCACCCCAGCCTCCCAAAGCCATCAGGTGGGCCTTGTACAGGGTCACGGCTAGCAGCGTGCCGGGGTATGCCCCATGGAAAAACAGGGCGACGATGATGAGCACTACGGTGAGTAGTGCCCAGCTAAGCATGCGGGGAAATTGGCTCTTCATGGCTGACTCCTAGAGGTTGATAGGCTTACGAGAAGTAAGCCCACAGTCTCTAGAGTCAGCGGGGTTTGGTCATGGTGAAGTGTTTCACCAACCCCGGATCAATGCTTGTTTTTTCGCCACAACCAAGGTGGCTCTGGTTCTGGATCAACCCAGAGGCCAAGGCGGTTTGCTTTGGCATCGTCTTGCAATGGGTAGAGTGCCTCATAGCCTTTGGCGTAGTGGTCATACACCCAAGCCATGCCCAGCATTACTTGCTCTGTGGCTGCGTCTCTGCCTCTGCAGTTCACATCTGCCACAGTCCGGTGATACCGATCTGTGGCTTTGGGCGTGATGGCTGCGTCCTGCATGTAGCAAAGGTCGCTCAGCGATTGCTTGGCACGCTGGCCGAACGGCATGCCCTTTTCAGGAGCATCAATGGCGCTGAGCCGTATGGTGGTCTGCGGCTGGCCGTCGCAGTGAACCTTCAATGTGTCGCCATCGGTGATGGCGACGACCAGGCAGACATACGCAGCCAGAAGCATTCAGGTTTTTTCCTTTGCCTTGAGCCTTTCAATGCGTTTGATTCGTCCCTCGTAGCCGCTCTTGGTGTTGTCGTGAAGCTTTTGCGCAATTGCCAACTCACAAACCTCGATGGCTCTGTCAAACTGTTTTTGCTCGGCAAGAAGCGTGGCATATTTTTCAAAAACGGGTACGTGTGGCAGAGGGAGTCTTGGACCATCTTTACGAAATGCCCTCAGTAGCTTGGGCATCTCCAAGAGGTAGGTTTCAGCAGTGTCAGCACATAGCTGGGCGTAATAATCCTCACCCCGCCTTTTGTAGGCACCCGACACGATACCGTTCAGTAAATGATGTCTATCAATCGGGTGGGTTGGCATGTCCATGACGGCAATCATCTTGTCCAGATCATCAGAAACCCACGCTTCAAATACTGCATCAACTTCAATACTTTTGCCGCCCCGCACTGTGTAACGCTTGCTTTCATCCAATGAGGCGCCCGACGCCTTTCTAGGAGCTTTTGCAGAAGTGCGCGCGGAAGCATCAGAATGAAAACTACCCCCTTGCAACTTGTTGAGTCGTAGGTAGCTGCGTACCCCAAATAAACAGACCGCACAAATAAAAACAAACCACCACATATATTCACCATTCATGAGTTGATGCACGTACGCGTCCGACGATGGATACGCCTGTTGTCTTTGCCAGGTCTATGTCATAGGCGGGGTAATCTGGGTTGGCACTGCTAACGCGCAGCAGGCCATCCGGCAGAAGCTGGCAATACTTGACCAGGAGTTCTTCGCCCTGTAACAGCACATAAGCCCGACCGCTTTTGGGGAGGGTGTCTCCGATATCCACCAGTACCTTGTCACCGTCATTCAAGACGGGACGCATGGAGTCTCCGGCCACACGGATAACCTTCAAGTTGTTTGGCTGCAAGCCACGTTTTTGCAGCCATTGGCGGCTGAAGCTCAAGCCGCCATTGCACTCTTCATCGCCATTGATGGCACCAGGTCCCGCGCTAGCTGATACGTCGATTTGTGGCACCACCACATAGCTGGAGTCCACACCAATTCTCTGGCCCGTTACAACGTAATTGGTATCCATGCCTGAAGCGTGAGCCAGCTTTAGATAGTCGGCGTCAGGAGCCCGATCTCCGCCTTCATACGCAAATTGGCTAGTACGACTTACATGGCAGATGGCCGCCCATTCATTGGGCGATTTGCCTAGCCTTTGTCGCTCGGCCTTTAGCCGTAGTCCCGTTTCTGCGTCCATTTATCTGTGCTCCCGTACTGCGTTTGGTTAACGGTGTATTCACTGTTAACCGCAGTGGGAGTATCCGTCAAACAAAACGGTACGCATAGCTCTAATTAAGTCCAAAAAGCAGGACTCTTTGTTTTCATAAGTTGAATCAGTTCTGAATTTGAAACTTTTCGCTTGCAAGTTTCAAAAACAGGACTTATGATTCATGACAGTTAAATAAACGGCATTTAACAGTCATGAGGAATGAACGCATGAGCAAAGTGAATTCTGCTAACGGAACTAAAAAATCTGCGATCGAGGCCAAAGAAGCGCTTCGTGCAGAGGGTGTGACCCTCACAGAGTGGTCCAAAAAGAAGGGCTTCAAGTACCGCACCGTCAGCGAGGTGGTGCGCGGGGTGAACAAGGGTTTGTATGGCGAGGGTCACCGCGTGGCTGTCGCTTTGGGCATGAAGTAAATAAACCAGAGAAGAAGATCAGCATGGCAAAAAAGCAATCAACCGAAGTGGCGACCGCAAATGTGCGTACGTCCGCACATTTGGATTTCACGGACTCAGATGCCCACGCGGCCCAAAGCCTGGGGATCGTGATTGGCGGAAGTGCAGCGGATCGAATTACCCGCGCAGTCGTGGCATACAACCAAGCTGCTCGCATGGCAGTAGAGGCCGGATACCTGCTGCTCAGCGTCAAGGCTGAGGTGGAGCACGGTCAATTTGAAGGCGGTGTTGAGGAACTGGGTCTCACCCGGTATCGCGCGGCTGAATTAATGCGCCAAGCTAAGTTCATCACATCTTTGCCAGAAGACAAGCGGGTGGAAATGCTCTCACTGCCCAAGTCCAAGGTGCTCGCCTTGGCGGGTGCTGACCCTAAAGTGATTGAGCAGATGCTGGAAGACGGCGACGTATCCGACCTGGACGACATGAGCGTGCGCGGTTTGCGTCAGCGTATCCGCGAGTTGGAAGCTACTGCCACTGACTTGGCAGTGCAGCGAGACAAGGCGGATGCAGACCTGAAGGCCATGGAGAAGAAGCAGCGCCGCGCTGAGCGTGATGCAGAAGATCAGGTGGTTCCATTGGTAGTTGCCGACGCACGCGCTGAGCTGGCTGCACTGATCAAGAAAGCCGAGCTGGCTATCACGTCGCTCCATCCGGTGGGCGTTGAAATCGTCGGCTTGATTGCCCACAACGAAGCGGCCGAATGGGTGAAGCCATCCCTTCGACTCGGCCTCTCCGGCCTGCTAGCGGTGCGCGAGTTGGTAGACGGCTCTATCAAGAGCTTTGTCGAAGCGATGGGCGAGGACGTTGATCGGGTCTCAGGGCAGCCAGATGTACTGGCCTTCCTGGATGCATCGGAGATTAAGGGCGTGGCCGAAGACTGGGCGCGCCTGACAGCCGTGCACCAGCACGAAGCCGCCCTGCGTGAGCATGAGCGCGCACAGGCCCGCCCGAAGGGCAAGGGCCGTCCGACCAAGGCACCAGAAGCCCCAGCAACCACTGGGAGCAAGAAATGAGCACAGCAACCGAAACCAAGACGGTCTACGTTGACCGGGGTCGTGAGGTGCTCACATCTAAAGCACTTGCCGAGTACGCAAGGCAAGGCGTGTCGGTCGTCATCGTGAGTCCATGGTGCCCCCAAGACAAAGGGCGCGCTGAGCGGGCAATGCAAGCCGCATCACTCGCAGCCAACGCCCGCAAGGGCAAGGCCTAAGCACACATCGGACACCCCACCCCCTTTAGGTGACCTATGGGCGCACTCCTTAAATTAACCAAAGACATCCGCCAGATGAGTGATCTTCCTGCGGCGCTGAACCCGGACCCTTGGGCCAGCGCCAGTGACGAAGCGCGCCGGGTGGCGGGCCTGCGTGAGTCGCTGCTGCAGCCGCTTGCCGACCTGGTGAATGGCGGCGCAAGCATCAACCATGCAGCAGCACTGTTGAAATCGCAGCTCGCAGCGGGCACGGCAGACCTGCGGACTAAGCACCTGGTCGCCATGTTGGCCGGTGACGCGGTAGTGGACGTGATTAGCGAGCCCACCATCAAGCGCTGGCTGAGCGGCTACATGAAGGACGGCAAGAACGCCTTGCTGCCCAAGCACACCGGCCGCGTCCGACAGGCCTACGGCTGGGAAGAGCGCGCCGTGGCCCTCTACAACTTGCCCGGCAAGCCAGGTTTTGCCGATGTGACATCAAAGCTCATTCAAGAGGGTTTTGAAGAGGTCACTGAAAGCCGGGTGAAACGCTACCTGAAGGCGCTGCCTGCGACCCTGGGCAAGTTCAGCCCTGCACGGATCGGCCAGCACCTACACAGGCTAACGCGCCAGAAGTTCCAGCGCCGCAGCCTGGACGAAGTGTTGGTAGGCGAAATCTACGCAGGCGACGGCCACACGGCCGACTGCTACGTGGCGCACCCCAACACTGGCAAGCCGTACCGCCCCGAGCTGACGGTGTTCATCGACATCAAGAGCAGCTACATCGTGGGCTGGTGGTTGTCGGAAAGCGAAAGCACGGTCTCCACCATGTTTGCGCTGAGCCATGCCATGCGGACCTTCGACCACGTGCCCGCCTGGGTGTATGTGGACCGAGGCCCCGGCTACCGTGCCCGCCTGCTGTCCGATGAAAGCACCGGCTTCTATGCCCGCATGGACATTGGTGTTATCGGCGCGTTGCCGGGTAACCCGCATGGCAAGGGCTGGATTGAACGGTTCTTCCGCACGGTGCGCGACAAGCACGACAAGTTCTTTGCCAGCGGCCAGGTGTACTGCGGTGACGACATGGCGCCAGAGACAAACCGCCGCCTGAGCGCTGACTTGAGCATGGGTCGACGCACGCTACCCAGCCTGCAGAGCTACGTGGATAGCTTCACTGCATGGCTAGACCACTACCACAGCCAGCCGCAAGACAAGCTACATGGCCGCACACCTGCCCAGGTGTGGAACGACCTGCAGCCGGTGCCAGTCGAGCTGAGCATGGATGCCATTGCCCGCCCCTGCGAAACCTGCACGGTGCTGCGCCAGACCGTGCGCCTGCACAACCGCTTTTACTTTGCCGAGGCCTTGGCATTGTTCGACGCGCAGAAGGTGGACGTGGAGTACGACCTCCACAACGACCGCTGCGTATGGATTTACGACACCAAGGGTCGCTTGGTAGTGGAGGCCAAGCTGGTCAACAAGATCGGCGTGCTGCCCACCAGCCGCCTGGAAGAAGGCCGGGACCGCCGACTGCAGGGCCAGCTCAAACGCCTGGAACGAAAGGTGGCAGAGGCCAAGGGCCGACGCGACGACCCCATCGAAGCCAGCGGCCAGTTTGCCGCCATCGAATCCCTGCGCCCTTCGCTGCCCGCGCCTGACAAGGCACCCGAAGTTATTGACATCGATTTACTCAACTGGAGGAATGACAAGTGAGCACCCCCGCAATCAATCAAACCGCGCTGCCAGGCATGCCTGCTGCAGGTGCCTACTCCGAGCAAGATCGGACCAAGGTGGAAGAAGTCCTGAAGTGGCTCAAGGACGCGGGTAAGAGCCGCTCCTGGTTGAGCAAGAAGGCCGATATCCCTGGCGGCACGCTGAGCCAAATTCTGAGCGGCAAGTATGTGAGCAGCCCCACCCGCCAGCTCAACCAGATGCTGGCCGTGCTGGAGGTGGAAGGCGACCGCATGCGTGATGGCACGCCTGGCTACATCAAGGGCAGCGTGCACGACCTGATGTGCCTGGTGATGGACCGGACTCGCAAGCACCAGAACTTTGGTGTGGTCACAGGCTACGTGGGTGTTGGCAAAAGCCGCTGCTGCCGTGAGTACCGCGAGACGCACCCCATGACGTTGCTGGTGGAGGTAAGCCCCAACATGACACCTGGTGTGTTGATGACCACGCTGCTGGAACAACTGAACAACGCGGTGCCTGCCGGACTGGATCGCAAGTTCCGCGAGCTGGTGCGCGTGCTCAAGGGAACCAACTACCTGGTGATCGCCGATGAGGCGGAGAAGATGAGCGGTTCCGCCCTGGAGCACCTGCGCCGCCTGCGTGATATGGCTCAGATCGGCGTGACTCTTGTAGGCACCGAGAAGCTCACCAACCTGATCAAGCCGCAGCACGGTCAGTTTGACCAGATTCGCAGCCGCGTGGGCATGTGGCCCAAGACGATTGAACGCATTAGCCGGGACGATGCCGACGACATGGCACGCATGGCCTTGGTGGACGCCGGTGACCTCTCCAATGAGGTACTGGAGACCTTGTGGGCCTATGCCGATGGAAGCGCCCGCGTGCTCAATGAAAACCTGATTCCCGCCATCAAGGACTACGGCATGGGCAAGCTGCCGCTTAGCCGCCCACTGATTGAGGCCATTGCTGCCAAGGTGCTGTTCATGAGCAAGCCCCGTTACGAGGGGGACAAGTAATGCTGGCCGCCGTTGAAACCAGCCAGGCTCCGATGATCACCCGGCCTCTGCTAGTGTCCTGCCGCGTTGTGATCAAGATGGCTGACGGCTCCAAGGGTGAGCACGAAGGCATGTACCCCAGCCTGGAAGATGCACTGGACCGTGCAATTGAGCTCTTTCCCGAGGGTGAAGTGGTGGCCTTTGCCCGTGCATTTGGCCGCAGGAAGGCGGTGGCGAAATGAATAAGACGCCAGTGCCACGTCCATGCTTGGAGCTTGGCGTGTGTCAAAGCCGCCGTCCCGCATGTGAAGGCTGTAAACCTCATCTGGCCCCTCTTGCGCCAGGCGTGATAGACGGTCCCTACCGCAGACCCCTTGCAGCCAAAGGACTGGTGCTAAAGGCAAAGGATGCACTTGGTGAGATGGTGGCCTACCTGATGAGGCCTTATCCATGAGCGCATCCATCCTGACCAATACCTGCCAGGTGTGCGGGGCAGAGGAAAGCCTGGACAGTCTGATCGCGCGCATGGTTGAAGACGACCAGGTGCGACGCCTTATCGGCTCACTGTTGATTGAGTCATTCAGCCTGGGTGGCCTGGTGGTGCGCTACCTGCGCCTGCACAAGCCGCCTAAACAGAAGCTGCGCATGGACAAGCTCAGCAAGTTGCTGGGTGAACTGGTTCCGGACATCCAGCGCACCGCGATTGAAAGAAACGGGCGCACCTGGGTGGTGGGACCAGATGCATGGCGCGCCGCGCTGCAGGCCGTGTTTGACGCCCAAGAGAAAGGCACGCTGAACCTGCCCCTGGAGGGCAATGGCTACCTCTACGCCACGCTGATGCGCATTGCAGACCGCCATGAAGCCGTCCAGGAACGCGACAACGAGGCCGCGCGCAAGCACGGCACCACGGCCGCCATGGTGACTGTGAAGGGGCGGCCCATGGCCATCGGCGATGCGCTGGACAAGGTGTTCCCTACCAAAGACCCGGAACTGACCAAGCTCGACCAGGACAACAAGCGGGCGGCACCTATTCCAGCCCACATCAGAGAACAGCTCGCCGCATTGCGCGGTGGCAAGCCGACCCATTCAACAACCGAGAAAGGAACTCAAAGTGAGTGAACAACAAACCATTCCACCAGGCTATTGGCAATCGGCCAATGGCTCCCTGGTGCCCGTGAGCAAGATCAACGATATCGACAAGGACCGTCACCGTTGCGTGACTGACCTGGTCAAGGCGGCAAAGAAGGCCAGCGCTGATCTGGTTGCCTTCAAGCTGATGTCCATGCAGGCCGTGCAGGAGTTTGTGGATCGCAGTTTGGCTGAATACGACGTGAAGCACGGCGGCAAGAAGGGGAACATTACCCTAGTGAGCTTTGACGGCAAATTCAAGGTCGTGAGGGCAATGCAAGAGTCCATCGTCTTTGATGAGCGTCTGCAGGCTGCAAAGCTGCTGATTGATGAGTGCGTGAAGGTCTGGAGTAAGGGTAGCAACGACAACATCAAGGTGTTGATCAATGACGCCTTCCAGGTGGACAAGAAAGGCAGCGTCAACACCGGCCGCATCTTGAACCTGCGCACGCTCAAGATTGACGACGAAAAGTGGCTGCGCGCGATGCAGGCCATCGGCGACAGCATGAAGGTTGCCAGTACCAAGCCCTACATCCGCTTCTATGAGCTGGATGAGCGGGCCGGTGACTATGTTCCCGTTCCATTGGACTTGGCGGCGCTATGAGCTTGCTTCTAGAAACCAAAGCAGCGATGGGCTACACCCCCGCGCCGAACCGGTGTAGCAAGTGCCGCTATTTCACTGAGCAAGACCACCCGGTTCTTGAACGCATGTGGCTCAAGCTCTGTACGTATTCCGTGTTGTGCAAGTTTGAGGTCGAAGAGAACGGACATTGCAACAAGTTCGAGGAAAAGGAGCCGCAGCCATGAAGTCCTTTGACCAACTCGCACAAGCCGCCTACGAGGCCGCGATCAAGAAAGCAGGGGAATTGAACCTGCGTAGCGATGAGAACTTTACCGATTGGCAGCGCCTTGACCCCAAAGAAAAGGAAGTCTGGCTTGCAGTCGCCAAGCAACTGTGGGCCGAATTCGCGGCCATGCACTGAAACCAATGTCTCCCTGATCAATTGAGCAGCGCTGGCTGCCATTGATTTTTAACCCTCGGCCCCGGCCGGGGGCTTTTTTCAAACCTCTGTTGATAGGGGTTTGAAAAAGGATGTAAGACGATGAACCGCGACAAAGCCCTATCCAAGATCAAGAAGTGCCTGGCGCTGGCAGCTTCCAGCAACCGGCATGAAGCCGCCGCTGCCATGCGCCAAGCTCAAAAGCTGATGGCCGAGTACGGCCTGACTGAATCGGACGTGAGCTTGGCCGATGTGGCCGAACGCGAGGCCCCCGCACGCATGGCGGCCATCACACGCTGGGAGAGCACGCTGGCGAGAATCATCGCGGTGGCCTTCGGTTGCGAGCACTTCTCGCGGACCAACTACACGCTGCCTGCATGGGGCGCTCGTGTGAAGCAACGCGGATATGTATTTGTGGGCGTCGGCGCGGCGCCTGAGATTGCAAGCTACGCCTACACAGTGCTGGCACGACAGTGTGCAAAGGACCGACTTACCCACATCCGCAAGCAGCCCAAGAACTGCAAGCCCATCACCAAGACGGCGCGCGGTGACCAGTTTGCCATGGGCTGGGTATATGGCGTGGCCGACCTGGTTGAAACCTTCGCTGGGGCAGAACGCAACCACGCGCTGATTGAGCAGTACATGGAACGGCACCATCCTGATCTGGCAGAAGCCAAGGTCAAGGACAGCACCAAGGGTCGCAACATCAGTCACAACGACCTGGCGCAGGGCCATCAAGCAGGCCGTAGCGCCCGTCTGTCCAAAGGGCTGGACAGCGTGGCGCAGAGGGAGCTGTTGGCATGAAACACATTGCCGCTATCCACGTCCTCAAGGGCCTGCTCAAGCTGCAGGACGATGACTACCGCGCGCTCCTCAACAACCTGGTCGGCAAGACCAGCTCCAAGGCCATGACCACGGCCGAGCTGTCCAAGGTGCGCACGCATATGGACGGCCTGGCAAAGCGCATGGGAGTACAAACACCGGCGCCCAAGGGCGCCGTAGCCGCCAAAGAACGCCCCCAGGTGCGCAAGCTCAAGGCTATGTGGTGGGCGCTGGCTGACGTTGGTGCCGTGGAGCGCCCTGCGGACGCTGCCGCCTGCACGCAGGCCGTGGAGGCATGGGCCAAGCGCCAGTCGACGGGTAGCAAGGTGGGCCGGATTGACGCGCTGCGCTTTGCCGATTCCCTCCAACTGAACAAGCTCATTGAAGAAATGAAGGCTTGTGGAGACCGGGTAGGAGCGCCCACGCTATGAGCCGCACCGCCCCTGTTCTGACCATCAAGCCTGAGGCTCTGCCCGAGAGCCTGCGTGAGCTGGTGCGTGTGATTGGTGAGGCTGACACCCTGCGCCTGATCGGCATGCATGGGGGCGCACGGGTTACGGTGCCCAAGACACCCAAGGCGGAACACCCACTGCGCATGGCACTCAGTGAAGAGGCCTTTAACCTCCTGGTGCAGGAATACGGTGGCGAAGCTTTTGACCTGCCCAAGGGCGACTCATACCTGCGCGAGCTGCGCCACGACCAGGTGCGCCAATGCAGGGAGCAAGGTCTGACAGTTGATGAGACGGCAGAGGCCACAGGCTACAGCCGCCGCCACGTGCTCAACATCTTGGGTGGGCATGGCGACAACACCGATCACTTCACTATGGACCTCTTCGCCAAAGAGGCTCCGGCCCCCCGCAGCACACCGGGCGCGGCCAATGATCCATTTGGCCTGGGCGGACGTCTGTGAGACTTGCCTTAAACTTTGTTCGGCTGTATTGGTATTGAGCGAAAGACCTTTTATGAACAGTGCAGAGCTTGGCGCTATCGCCAGAAGGAATGCCGGGTTGTTGGAGCAGATTCAGAAAGCCCAACAAGAGATAGAAGAAAGACAGCGATTGATTCGGCGCCTACAGGCGGAAATGAAAGAGTCGGTAAAGGCATCGGGTGCTAAAGTAACGCCAGGTGTGTGTGCGTGCGTCAAGGATAGTGTCCAGCGCGGCAACTCATATGCGGAGGTCGGACAAGCGTTCGGGATAAGTAAAGCAACCGTTTCCTTGATCGTGAATAACAAGTACCGGACCAAGTCACTCCTCAAAGGCACCTAGGGGCGTTTAATACCCCTTCAATAATCGTTTACAGAGTTTGCGGCACCATCCGGGCGCAAACACCCCTATCAGGCCCCGTAGTTCCCGCTTCGGGGCCTTTGCTTTGGTGAAGCGTTTCACCATGACGTAATTGACCCTGCTCGGCACAGTGCAGGGCATGACACAAGCAAACCAATCTGCCCACGAGTTCAAAGGCCTGTCCGACTGGATTGAGGTGTTCCGCGCTGGAACACATACCGACAGCAAAGGCCGCAGCTGCACCTTCACTGAAGCTGACCTGGATCAGATGGTCAGCAACCTGGCACTTGGCGCCGCGCCTGCTGTGCTGGGGCACCCCAAGCACAACGACCCTGCCTTTGCCTGGGTAAAGCCCGATGGTGCCAAGCGCGAGGGCAGTTCCCTGTTCGTGAAGTTTGAAGACATCAATCCGGCCTTTGAAGCTGGCGTGAACAGTGGTGCCTACCGCAACCGCTCTGTCTCAGTGTTCCAGGACAAAGACGCTGGCTGGCGTATGCGTCATGTGGGCTGGCTGGGTGCTGCTGCTCCGGCCATTGATGGCTTGACCCCGCTGGACTACAGCGCCGAGGTGGATGCCTACGAGTTTGACGCCGAAGACTGGGATATCGGCTACGCCCTGGGCGACACAGCGGAGCTGCTGCGTGGCCTGCGTGAGCAGCTCATTGCGGACAAGGGCATTGAAGCTGCTGACGCGGCCTTGCCCAACTGGCGCATCCAGTCTGTAGCGGATGCCGCAGAGCGAGTGAAGGCTGCGGCTCGCACTGAAGTGGCACTAGGCACAGCAGGTTCTTTTTCTCAACTCAACAACACCGGAGGTGATATGACGATTTCTCAAGAGCAGCTGAATGCTGCTGTTGCTAAGGCCCGCAAAGAAGCGGAAGACGCTGCTGCTGCAACTTTTGCAGCCAGCCAGGCTGAGCTGGTCCGTCTGCAGGGCGAACGCCAGGCGGAACGCATTGGTGCGCTGATTACCGGCTGGACAGCTGGCGGAAAGATCACGCCCGCACAAACCGAAGGTCTGGCCGAGTTCATGACCTCGATTGAAGGCGGCGCAGGTGAGTTCACCTTCAGTGCCGCCGATAAGTCGGAAGTCAAAAAGGCACCCGCTCAGTTCTTTGCTGAGTTCATGGACAAGCTCAAACCGGTGATCAAGCTGGGCAACCAGTCTGATCTCGGCGGCGATCAAAACGCGATCGACCGTACTGATGCGAACCAAATCGCCGACCGTGCACGCGAGTACATGAAAGAACAAGAGGGTAAGGGCTTGTCGGTGTCTTTACCTGAAGCAGTGGCCTACGTGTCCCGCGCTGCCTAAGCCCACCCACTTATTGATTAACTCTCGGAGAAACGCATGGCTAATCCTTTGCTGGCAGTGAACTACGTTGCAGACGCTGCCATTCCTAACAACCGCCTGGTCCGCTTCGGAACGGGTGATCGCAACGTGACTTTGGCTACAGCAGCCACTGACTCCATTATTGGCGTGGTGAACGAAATGCCTCCAGGTATCGCTACAGGCGAGCGTGTGGACGTTGTTCGTGTGGGCATTGCCTGGGTGGAAGCCGGGGCAGCCATCACTCGTGGGGCTTTGATTACATCCGACGCATCTGGACGTGCAGTTACAGCTGCCCCTGCAGCCGGTGTGAACAACCGAATCATCGGCATTGCGGATGAATCTGCAACTGCTGCCGGTGACGTCATTCGATTCACCATCGAACCGGGCTCTGTCCAGGGCTAATAGCTAGCGCCAGTCCTTTGGGACTGGCTTGAGACCACTCATTCACTTTCAGGAGAAAACATGGCTACTACTGCCTTTCCTATCAATCCGACGCTGACCGCGATCGCGATGGTGTATTCCAACCCAGCTACTGCACTGATTGCTGATGAGGTGATGCCACGCATCTCGACAGCGAAGAAGTTCGCCTGGTCCAACTATGACGTCGCTCAAGGCTTTACCGTGCCGCAAACCTTGGTGGGTCGCAAGAGCGTGCCAACCGAAGTGGATTTCACTGGAACGCTGGTCAATGATGAAGTGCTGGATTACGGCCTGGACGATATCGTGCCCAACGACGAAATTGAAGCCTTCAATTCCCAGGTGAAACCTACACGTGGTGGCCCGGTGAATCCTTTGGATGTGAGCACTATGCTGACCACCAAGCTGATTCAACTGGACCGCGAGGTCCGCGTGGCGAACCGCGTTTTCAACACGGCAAGCTATTCAGGAAGCAACCAGGTAACCCTCTCGGGCACTGGCCAGTGGTCTGACTTTGTTAACAGCAACCCGTTGGATGCCATTTTGTCTGCCCTGGACATTCCGGTGTACCGGCCAAACGTGGCGGTTTTTGGCCAAGCAGCTTTCACCAAGGTGCGCCAGCATCCGCGCGTTGTGCAAGCCGTGTTCGGCACCGCTCAGAACGGTGGCGTGGTTACTCGTGAACAACTGGCTCAAGTGTTGGAAATCCAAAAAGTTGTGGTGGGTGCAGGCTTTGTCAACACTGCCCGTAAGGGACAAGCCGTTAACAACCAGCGCGTCTGGGGCAAGCATGCCGCATTCCTTTATGTCGACAAGGAAGCAGCAATGGCGCAGCAGCCTTGCTGGGGCTTCACTGCCCAGTGGGGAGATCGGGTGGCTGGAGAAATGCCTGAGCCCAAGATGGGCATTCGTGGCTCGCAACGTGTACGCGTTGCGGAGTCTGTGAAAGAAGTAGTGAGTGCTCCGGCACTGGGGTACTACTTTCAGAACGCTGTGGCCTAAAAGCCCAAGGGAGCAGGGGCTTAGTCCCCTGCTTCAAGTTTTCAACTACCGGAGTTAACTATGAACAAAACACGCAATTCCTTGGCGGTGATGGTCGCGCTGACAGCCCTGGTCGTCGTAGAACACGACGGCATTAAATATGGCCCTGGCCAACCTGCCGGGACTGACTTTGAGGCATCAGAGACCGAGGCAGCAGCATTGCTGGAGGTCAAAGCCGTCAAGATTTATGAGGCCAGTGCCACTTCCGAGGAAAGCCGCAATACCGAGCAGGAAGCCGCTATTGCGGAGAACGTTGCAGCTGTGCTTGCGCAGACCCGCCTTGATTTGCAGGCAGCTGCAGATGCACAAGCCAAGGCAGACGCTGATGCCAAGGCAGCATCCGAGGCACAGGCCAAGGCTGATGCAGATGCAAAAACCGTAGCCGATGAACGCGCCAAACTGGACGCTGAAATCAAAGCTTTCGAAGAAGCCAAGGCCGCTGCTGCCAAGGCTGCTGCGAAGAAGGCCTAAACGCCAATGGCCTACGCGACCCCCCAGCGCTTCATCCAGGAATATGGCCTGGATGAGACCACCCAGCTCTTGGCCGATGAGCAGCAACTGCTCACCAGTCAGTTGCTGAGTGATGCGCTGGCCGGGTCATGGACTGGTACGCCCAGTGCTGCCGAGCAGGCTGCGGCCAATGCCGCCAAAGACCGCATCACCCGCAAGCTGGCGACCGTGAGTAACTTCATGGACGGTTACCTTCGTGGCGCTGTCACATTGCCGCTTTCAACGTCTGACGCTAATGCGGGCACCCTTGAGGAGTGCTGCATCGCCTTGGCTCGTGAGGGCGTGTCTGATGACTCTGACAACGCCACGGAGCGGATGGTGCAGATCGCTGATCGGTGGCGCGCCTGGTTGAAGGATGTTCAGTCTGGCAGGGTGTCTTTGATCACGGTTGCCGGGGAGGAAGTGGCTAGCCGTGGGCGTGTGCGCACTGGGCAGGCTGCATCCAATTTCAACTGGGGCAGCTTTACGCCCAGGAGCTATTGATGGCAGGCACATCCATTCGCTATGGCTTTGATGCAAGCCCTATCAGCTTGCATCTCGCGCGCCTGGCAGTGCTGGGTGCAAACCAGTTTGCAGAGGTCCGCCGGGATATCGGTGAGTACTTCAAAGGCGACATCCAGGACAACCTGGACGGGCAAAAGCTGTTTGATGGCAAGCCCATGGAGCAAAGCGAGGCTGCTATCGGCCGCGCCGGTAAGACGCTGATCCACAAGGGCCACCTGCGGGACAGCTACGACTACCAGCTGGAAGGCGCTGGCCTAGCTATCGGTAGCATCTCGGTCTATGCCGCCATTCACCACTTTGGAGGTGAAACAGGTCGCAAGGGGCACCGCTTCACCCTTCCCGCTCGCCCAGTGATGGGCTTCGGAGAGCGCCAAGAGCGCCGTATTGGTGACCTGTTGATTGCTGAGCTGAGGGCGCTGCAATGAGCACAGCCCTGCTTGACCAGGTGGAAGCCTATGTCCGCGCAACGTTTCCCAAGACTGAAGTAGCGACGGTGCAGACCTATGGTGGCGAATTCAATACAGGCGAGATGGACAAGGTGAGCTACTCCTGCCCGGCCATCTTCTTAACTGTACTGGGCTGGCAACCACTGCACGCCGGCCATCGCTTGAGCGGGAAGTATGCCCGCCAAGTGCGTGTGGCCGCCTTCGTGGTGGCGAAGAACGCGAAGCGTGAAGTGCGTATGCGTCAGGGTATGGCCTTGGCTGAAAAGCTGTGCCTGGTGATGCGCCAGTGGATGCCGGACAACTCTGCCTCCACATTAATTAATGTGGGACCGCTGGAGGATGACGCCTCCGCAGAAAACCTTTACAGCCGTGCGGTGGACAAGTTGGGCCAGTCCGTTTGGCTGGTGGACTGGCACCAGGCGGTGAAGCCGATTGCTGGTGCTGACGGCAAGCCTGCACTTTATGACTGGCTGAGCGTTGCCATTGAAGACACCGCACGCATTACTGAGCCTGCAGCATCGTCGCCCACTGGCGCACCGCTGACAGTGACCGAAAAGATTATTTTCCCTACCAACTGACGGAGCCACTATGCCCAAAGCAGAAACCAAGACCGCGCCTGAAGACACACAAGGCGTGGCAACCGCCCAAGAGACCCCTCGCCTGGGTGAACTGATTCACGTCCAGGTGGCCGATGGCCTGGAGCTGATCAACAACGAAACCGGCAAGGACTTTGAGCCTGGTGTGCCCACGTTGCAGACCGTGACGGTGACCACTCTGCGCCGCTTGCAAGACGGGGACCTGGTGCGCGTTTAAACGCCACCAAACCTGCATTCAAACGCTTTTTAAAACCAACTGAACGGAGGGCACCTAAATGTCTATTTCCAACTTGATGAGCTTGAACTTTCTGGTGCCCTACGTTGCCAGCAAGATTGATTTCAGCCGCGCGATTCGCGGCATGCGCGGTATGCCACGTCGCCTGCTCCTGGTGGGCCACAAGCTGGTGGGCGGTACGCTGGCCGTCAACACGCTGTCCACCATCACTACGGAGGCGGATGCCATCACCAAGCTGGGCGAAGGCTCCATGCTGCTGGCAATGTGGCGAGATGCCAAGGACAATGCTGACTTGGGCCTGCCCATTGATGTGATTGCCATTAATGAAGGCGGATCGGCAGTCAAGGCGACCAGTGCCCTTGTGGTTGGCGGCGCGCCTACCGTAGGTGGCGAGGTGATGCTGTACATCGGAGGTGAGCGGGTAAGCGTCGGTGTCACGACTGCCGACACCTCGGCCACGATTGCAACCAAGTTGAACGCCGCCATCAATGCGATGGCTAAGCTTCCTGTCACTGCGTCCGTGGCTGCCAGTACGGTAACCATTACAGCCCGATGGGGTGGTCCTTCAGGCAATGACATCAATGTACGGACCACTTACTACCCAGACGATGCGCTGGCGACCGGTGTGACGCTGACAACGCCAGCTATGGCAGGTGGTGCAGTGTTGCCAGATGTGACTCCTGTGATCACGGCGATGAACCTCTACCGTGCGACGGAAATCGTCAACCCATTCACAGATAGCCCCAACATGGTGTTGTTTGAAAACGAGCTGGCTGCACGCTGGTTGCAAAACAACATGCAGGATGCGATGGTAGTGACCTGCGTGCGTGGCACTGAGGCCGCCATCACCACCTGGCTGAATACCCGCAACAGCCCGCATGTGCACACCATTGCTGTGACCAATGACTGCACTTCCCCTTGGGAGACTGCAGCCATGGCAGGTGCGGCGATTGAAAGCAGCGCTGCCATTGACCCGGCTGTGGGGCCGACTGCCAAGTTGTTGGGCTACAGAGGGCCTGTGCAGGGTGCAGGTTTTGTAGTTGACAGCATGAATAACCTGCTGGCAAAAGGCGGCTCACCACTGAACATTGCTGTGGATTACACCGGCAGCCTGCTGCGCATGGTGACTAACTACAAGCTGAGCCCTGGTGGCGCGCCTGACCGCAGCATGGCCGAAATGTGCTGGCTCAAGACAATGAGCTTCTACCGTTGGTACCGGGTGACCGAGTTCCAGAACAAGTACAACAACGCCGGTTACAAGCTGGGGCAGTACGTGGATCAGCCTATTCCTGGTCAGAAGATCATGACGGTTGATTTGGCCGAAGAAATCATGATTGGGCTGTACAAGATCTTCTGCGATGCAGGCCTGTGCCAGAACATGCCGTATTACATCTCGACCTTGAAGGTGGAGATTGATGCCCCGAACGGCAAATTGAAGATCATGGATGAGCCTGTGATCCTGACCCAACACTACCAGACCGAGGTGACCAGCAACGTGGTTGCGGGTCAGGTGTAAGTCGGGCCTTATTTGAAACTACCAGGAGAAACACATGGCAGGTGAAAACCAACTCTTTCACGTAGACGTGATCATTGTGGATGGGGCACCCATCGCGTTTGAAGACAGCTCCGCATCTATCTCAGGAGCAGCCGGATTCACCAATTCGCCCAAGCTGTCTGCAAGCGGCGATGACTTTGTCTTGCGTGCCCGTGTGGCTCGCTTGCTCAAGGCCAAGCTGCAGTGGGCGTCCACGTCTGATCCGAAGACGTATGCAGGTATGAGCAATGTGCAGATTTCGATGCGCGACAGCTTTACCGGCCGCAAGGTCATGGCACCCAAAGCAACGTTTGGTGACATTGGTGACATCGGCGGGGGCACGGTGGATATCACCTTCATCCTGAATTCAGAGCTGCAATGGCTGTGAAATAAACAACTGTAGAGAGCGAAGGCTGGCCCATGTAGGGCACTGGGCGGGGCATCGAAAGGTGCTCCGCCCTTTCACTTGGTGCGGTGAAGTGTTTCACCATGACCAAAGTGGCGTGCAGTTGGACACTGCATGCCATGAACACACAAAGCACCCCCGCTGCAGTGTCGTCCAGCATTGACGACATATTCCAACTGACTTTAGCTGACGGCTTGCCCGCCGAGGTGGGTGGGAAAACCATCAAATACCGCACGGTCCGTCTTCGGGAGACCTCTGTGGCCGATGAGCGGATTGCTGCCCGGATGGCCGAGCGGGTCATGACAGTGGGCGGTGTGCCGAAGTTGCTGGTAAGCGAGTCTGACTTCCGCTACGCCATGACCATGCGCCATTGCGAGTACTTTGAGTGCGATGGGACCAAGCTCCCCCTGGCCGTGCTCGACCTGGACACGTTTGGCAAGCTGAGTCCCTATGACCTGCAACTGCTGGAGGAGCGAGTGGTACTGGTGACGCTGGCCGCCCAGTTGCGTTACGGCGTCATCACCCAAGCCGATTTTGATCAGTTCGCAGCAGGCCGCATCCCGGCCGGAAGCAACGCATCCCCACAGCCCGTGGGCCAGGCTGCAGATGTGGGATCGCATGCTGGTCTCCCTGAGTCTGGCCCTGCACTGCTCGCCGATTTCACTGGAAGTGGTGCCCACGCCACAGCTGCAGGCGATGGCGCTTGACATAACCCGGCGTGCAAACAAGTCCAAATAAGTCTTTGCCATGCGTGAATTCAAACTGAAGTACTTCATTGACCTGGTGTCGAACATTCGCGAGAAGGCGGGTGACGATGCCAAGGCGTTGACTCAGGCGCAGGACAAGATTCAAAAGGCCTTGGGCGAGACGGAAAAGAGGCTGGGCACCTATGAGCGCTTTCTGTTGCGCATTGGCGGTGTGCACAACTCCAGCCTGGATAAACAGGCGAAGTACTTTTCACAAATCGCCTTGAGTGCTGCCCGTGCCCAGCAGTCGGTTGAGAAGTATGAGCGCGCCTTGAGCGCTGCCAACAAGGGGTTGCAGGCGGTTACGGGCTTTGGCGCTGGGGCGGCCGGTGCATTCATGATCGGCAAGGCTGGTTTTGACAAGCCTATGGACTACGACATGCGCTTGCGATCTGCAACCGCGACGGCCTACGCCGGGGCCAAGGACATCAATGAGCTGCGCGCCGGGTATGCCCAGGTCAATGCCCTCATCAATGGCACCGTGCGAAACGTGCGCGGTGCTCGGCGTGACGATGCGCTGGGGGCCTATGAGAAGCTGGTAGGCACCGGGTCATTCTCCAAAGAAGAGAGTGAGAAGCTGTTGCCTTCCATCATGCGGACCTCTGTAGCCAGCCGGGCCAGCTCAGATGACCTTGTCCAGGCTGCGGAAAAAATGAAGGTGAACTTTGGTCTGGCGCCAGAGCAAATTGATCTTGCCCTTGCCAAAGTGATGCGTGCTGGACAGGAGGGTGGATTTGAGATCAAAGACTCGGCGAAGTGGATCGGCCCATTAGCACCCATGTTTAAGGGCTACAAAGGCATGGCTGGTGTGGAAGCAATGGTCACCATGTTGCAGCAGGTGCGCTCTACGGCGGGAACCAATGATGAAGCCGCCAACAACCTGCGGAACTTCATGCAGAAGATACCTGCCGACTCCACCCGCAAGGACTTTGCCAAGCAAGGCATCGACCTGACAGCTGAGATGGCAAAAGGAGCTGCTGCAGGGAAGACGCCCGTGGACACGTACATGGCGATGCTTGACCGCGTGATGGCGAAGCAAGACCCGCAGGGCAAGGCGCGAGCTGCGATGGCAGCTGCCGACAAAAGCCTTACGCCTGAAGAGCGAGCTCAACGCTACTCGGACGTTGCAGACATTTACAAGAGTGCTGGTATCTCCACCATCATCAATGACCTGCAAGAGTTTGGCGGCTATTCCGGTCTGGCGAAAACACGCGACTACGGCGCAAAGGTGATGGGAGCCGTCCAGGGTGAGACTGGAGGGTCGGTGGCCTTGGGGTATCAGTTCCTGAGTGAGGGAAGTGGTTCACGTGCAGTTGATCTGGCAAACCGCAAGGACATTGCTGCGAGCGATGCCCTGGAGGGCATTGCAGGACCGCTCAACACCTTGATGGATAAGACGGTGGCCCTAAGCGATGAATTCCCCAAGACAACAGCAGCGGCGTACGCAGCCACAGTTGCCTTGGGGGCCTTGGCCGCAGCATCTACTGCTGCGGCCCTCCTGGGGGGCGGTGGCGTTGCAGGCAAGGTTGGCGGATGGATTGGTGGCGCAGCAACCCGTGTGGGTACGGTGCTGGGCGCTGCGAGAGTTGCTGGCGGCGCGGGTGTTGGTATGGCGGCAGGGGGTGCAGCCATACCGATAGCCGCTGCCGCTGGCGCCCTAGGCGTTGGCTACGCAGGCGGGACGATTTTGAACAAGACCCTCTTGGAGGGGACCTCGTTTAGCAATGGGCTGGGGCGGGGTATGCACCGTGTGGCTTCGTTTTTTGGCAGTGAGGATTCAACTAGGGCGCTAGCTGCAGAGGATGCGCTGGACAAGATGCTGAATAGCCGCCCACTGGCACGTGTGAATCCGATCAATATCTCCGCGCCTGGTGGAGCTGCAGGTGGCTTAGACGTTAGTGGTGGCTTGGGAAGCGGCAGGCTGGATGTAGGCCAAGGGACACTTGGCATTGATGTGCGTGTGACAGATGAGCGAGTTTCCGCCGTGCCACGTGTGCTGCAGCAGCCATCGCTGATCCGCCTCAATCCGGGCGCAACGAATCCCGGAGGGCTGCGCTGATGCCCGCATGGCTTGACCAATTGCTGCCTGCCAAGTTCAGGGACGTCTCATTCCATGTGGACTCTATTGAACACAGCGCGGGTTACAACGTTGTGGTTCGGGAATACCCCTTCCAAGACCTGCCAACCGTCTTCCGCATGGGTCAAGCTGCGGAGGAGATCAAGTTCTCGGCCTATGTGATCGGCGACGATTACCTTGAGCAGCGTGACCTCTTGAGGGAGGCGCTGGACGCAGCGGGCGTTGGAGACTTGATTCACCCCACTGCTGGCACGATGAAAGTGTTCGTGTCTGGAAAGTACTCCATCAAAGAGAACCCCACCTCAGAGGGTGGGATGGCTCGCTTTGACCTGTCGTTCATCCGAGGTGAAGTGCGTCGATACCCGGTAGGGGTGACAAATACAAAAGCGCGAGCCAAAGAAAAGTCGCTCGCTGCACAGATTGCCTCAATGGACGCGTTTTTCGCGGCATACGACCTATCCAACAAACCCGGCTGGGCCGCGGATCGCGCTGTTGCGCGAGTAACTGACTCGGTGAGTGCCATTTGGGCCAATATGTCCACAGTCACCAGCGGGCTAGGTGACTTCACCAATACAGCCATCGGGAACTATCAGGCTGTGCGCGATGGCATGAGCACGCTGGTGCGCCAGCCGCGTCAACTTGCCCAAGGTATTGCGAGCCTGTTCTCTCTGCCTACAGACCTCAGCTCGGCAGGTGCACGGGACTTTGCAGCTAGCTTTCAAGGCCTTTTTGATATGGGTTCAAAGGTCGCGCGAAGGGACTTTGAAACCTCGGTAATGCCTCCGGTAGGTGGTGGGTTGGTGATGTATGGCACAGGCAGCTCAACCGGCTTGGGGCTCGACACTCCAGCTCGCAGACAGCTTGCGGCGTTGAATGACGCTAGCGACCAGTTGGTGGAGAGCATGGCGCTGGCGGGCTGGGTGCAAGCTATTGCAACGAGCGACATGACCAGCTATGACGATGCCTTGGCCTTGCGGGCGACGGTGAATGCACAGGCCACCAGGCTGATGCTGCGATCCAGCACTCAGGCGGCCAGTGATGGCTTGCCAGCATCTTCCTGGCATGACGCGATGATGGCGATGCTGAGTGCGTGTCTAGCAGATATCCGCGACCGCAGCCGTGATCTGGCACGCCTGACCACCTATACGCCGGACGGATGGGAGCCGGTCTGGCTGGTGAGCTACAAGCTGTTTGGCACCGTGGCTTATGCGGATGAGATTCTGGATATGAATCCGCACATTACCCACCCGCTTCTGGTGCCGCCAGGCAAGGCGCTGCGCTTGATGAGGCATGACTGATGGTCGCGCAATACACACGCGACCAGGCCAAGATCACGGTGATCGTGAACGGCAAGACCTATGACGGCTGGCTGCAGAGCGAGGTGGACAGAAATCTGGAGGCGTTGGCGGGGACGTTCTCCATTCCGGTGACCTTGATTCCCGGAAACCCTCCGGAAATCAAGCGTCAGGACAAGGTGGAAGTGCGTATTGGCGACCGTACGGTGATCACCGGGTTTGTCCTGGCAGCCGAGCCGTTTTATCGGCGTGGTGAGTGCGGTATGCGCATCATGGGCCGCGACAGGACTGGCGACCTGGTGAGCTGCTCCGCGATCTACAAAGGCGGCCAGTGGCGCAATGTGAAGGTGGACCGGATCATCAAGGACATCATCACGCCTTTTGGCCTGGACCTGGTGGTGGAGGCCGAGCTGGGCGACGTGGTGAAGGACTTCAAGCTAGGGCACGGAGAGACGGCGCTGGACGCGGTATCTCGGGCAGCCAGGTTGCGTGGCATTTTGATTACCCGCGACGACGCCGGGCGTGTGCTGCTCACCAAGGCTGGCAAGAAGTTGTTCAAAGGCGCCATCGTACGTGGGCAGAACGTGATTTCCATGGAATCGGTGGGCAGTGATGAGCAGCGGCACAGCCAGTACTTCGTTTATGGCCAATCAAGCACAGTGGCAGACTTTGACCAAGCTCGGGGTTTGAAGGCGACTGCCAAGGATGCAGAGATTGAGCGCTATCTACCCTTGGTGATCAACGCCGATGGCAACACTACGCAGGCTGAGCTGCAAACGCTGGCTGAACATACTGCGCGGGTGCGCCGTGGACACTCCATGGGGTTCCGCTACACGGTCGAGGGTTGGACGTTTCAGGGCGAGCCGTGGCCCCTAAATCAGCGTGTGCCCATCTACGACGACGTGGCTGGCTTGGACGGCACGGAGTGGCTGATTTGCGGTGTGAAGCAGACCTGTGACCTCAAGGAAGGCGATGTGACCGAGTTGCTGGTGCGGCCGGTGGAGGCCTATGACACTGCCCCGCTCAAAAGTAAGGTGAAGCGCCGCAATTGGGGCAACAAGGGCAATACGACCAACCACCCGCGCAGCAAGGTGGACGGCGCAGAGGGAGCGTACTGATGTTTGCAAACCTGATGCGCTGGGTGCGTGTGCGTGGACTTACCGAGGGCAAGTTTCAGAGTGGGCGGGAAGAAGGGTTGCCCAACGAGGGTCGAGACGGCGCCCAACGGCCGCAGGACTATGGCTTCGCTGCCAACCCGGTGAGCGGAGAGGGCTTGAAGCTGGAAATCGGTGGACATACCGTCATCATCCGGCTGGATCGGATTGCGGAGCGTCCCCAGCTGCCCGCCTACGAGGTGGCGGTGTGGCACAAGGAGGGCCACATGGTCCGTTTACGGGCTGGGCGAATCGTGCAGGTGGACTGCGATCAGTTCGTTGTGAATGCAAGCGCTGGCGTCTCGCTCAACACGCCGATGGTGACGGCCAGTCAGGGCATTACCTCGCAAACTGCCGCCGCCGCTACAAGCCTGAAGGTTGCTGGCAAGGAAGTGCTGGGCCACAGCCACGGCAGCGTTCAAACAGGCTCTGGAAGCACTGCCGCCTTCTGATGCTTTGGTGAAGTGTTTCACCATGACCAATTGACGCCGGTTTAAGACACTGGCCGCATGTTTGATGTGGCCACACGACCCCAGCCCAATACCGTAGACGCCGCGAGCGTCTTTGGAATGCCGTTTGACTGGCGTTTGGTGACGCCTGGCCCTGCGGTGAACTACCCTTGGAAAGACTTCGTGCAGCCCAATGGGGTGCCGGTGGTCTACGCCGATGTTCTGGCGACCTACTCGTTGGAGCTGGAGGACACGCTGCAGACGGCAGTGATCCTTTCCCTGTTTACAGATCGGCGCGCTGGCATCGATGACAAACTACCCCAAGGTGAAACGGATCGCCGTGGCTGGGTGGGCGATGAGTTCACGACAGACGACTTTGATTCTCGCCCCGACCCTTGGGGCTCCCTGCTCTGGACTTGCTACGGAGGCAAGAGCAGCCAGGAGCTTCTGGAGCGTGCCCGCTTTGCTGCGGCAGAGGCTCTGGACTGGATGGTGCGTGATGGCATTGCAAGCCGGGTGAGTGTGATCGCGCAGTGGGTAGGCGAGCGCCAAGACCGCTTAGCTGTGCGCCCCTCCATCTACAAGCCTGGTCAAGTAACCCCGGTCTATGACGTGCTTTGGGGCACCAGCGTCAAAAGGTTCATCCAATGAGCACCACGCCACTGGGTACGCCCATTCCTTCCATTGATGAGCTGCGGGCCAATTCTGAGCGGCTCATTCAGCAATCGCTTGCACAGGCGCAGCAAACCGGAGCGCCGAAGAACGACATGAGCCCGGCTGATCTGGACTTGGCACGGTCCAATTCCAAGGCTCTGTCAGTTGTTCTGGGTATGGCGCTTCACGCGGCTTACCGTTACCTGCGGGACTTCATTGCACGTCAAGCCATCCCAATCAAGTCAACTGGCGAATTCCTGGCTGGATGGCTGGCGACTTACGGAATGGCCTTCAAGCCCGCCGCTGCGGCAAGCGGCAATGTCACCGGCACAGGTGTGGCGGCAACTTTGTTGCAGGCAGGAACGCTCTTGCAGACGACCGATGGCCGCCAGTACTCGGTGGCTGCTGATGTTGCTGTGGGTGCGGGTGGCACAGTAACTGCAACCGTGACAGCCTTGGTGGCGGGTGCTGCAGGCAACTTGAGCGGTGGCTCTGCGTTGACCTTGGTATCCACGGTAGTGGGAATTGACGCTGGCTTTACCGCTGCAATGCCGAATGGCATCACTGGCGGTGCGGACGCGGAGACGGAAGCGCAGGCGATCTACCGGCTGCAGCAGCGTCTATCCAACGAGCCTATGGGTGGGAGCCCTGCCGACTATGCTCGCTGGGCTTTACAGGTGGCGGGTATTACACGCGCTTGGGGTGTTCGCAACCCCTCCGGTGCCACTACAGCGGGTGTGATCATCATGGCGGACGGCAATGCCTCCCCTGGCTTGCCTACTGTGGGGCAACAACAGTTGGTCATTGATTACATCCGCGATCCCAAGCGCGGCCCACCGGATGAGCTGTTTGTGATCATCCCCACCCCAGTGACCATCAATGTGACGGTGAATGTGTCACCGGACACCGCAGCGATCCGCGCGGCCGTTGTGCTGGCGCTCAAAGACCTTTTCTTTAGGGAAGCTGTGCCAGGTGGCTCAATTCCTCACAGTCATCTAAAGGAAGTGATCAGCGGCGTGACGGGTGAGTACAACCACACCATCTCGGCTCCTGCTTTGACAGAGGGCGGAGTGTTTACGGTTGGCACCTACAACAGCCTTTTAGTGCTGGGCACGGTGACCTTTGTCTGACGGCCATGGATAAGTTTTGGCAAGCCCTTGTAGCCCTTTTGCCCACTGGCTTCGCGTGGCCGCGCAACCCTGCATCTACCTTGATGCGTGTGATGCGCGGTATTGCTGCCAGTTTCTACGAGCACCACGAGTTCGCCCGACTGACAGCCAACCAGTGGCAGCCACATCAGGCGGTTACGCGTTTGGCCGAGTGGGAGGAAGCCACTGGTTTGCCGGATGCGTGCTTTGGGTTGAACCAGCAAGACGCAACCCGACGCAAGCTTTTGCTTGGCCGTCTGAGGGGTCCGGCGCTGGAGTACTCGGATTCCAGCCCAGCAAGTCCTGGTGCGCTGATCGCAATTTGTGCCTGGTTGGGATATCCGCTAGTGACTGTTGTCTACAACACGCCCTTTCGGACAGGTATGCGTTGCGGGCAGCGCCTGGGTCAACTGGACGGAAAGTTGTGGGTGACTGTGACGATCCAGTCTATGCCCTTCAGGGTGGGCGCTTCCCGAGTGAATGACCGATTGTTGACCGGCACGCTGAATGGCAGTGAGCTGGCCTGTTATCTGAATCGTGTTGTACCTGCAAGGTACAGCGTCAATGTGATTTTTGTTTGAGGTGAAAGATGGACTACACCAGCAGTAATGCGTTCGCAACAGACGTCGGTACCGGCCAGCGACTGCACCAGCAGTCGGCAGCCGTTACCACCGCCGTCACCGATCAGGACATGAACGGCCTGATCTGGGAGATTCTGGCAGTAATCAAGGCTGCAGGCTTGGCTCCGCAAGCTTTCGACAAGACGGTTGTGGCGAGCTATACCCAACTGCTTCAAGCGATCCGGTCGTTTCAAGGCAGTTTTTCAGACCTGGTATCCATCACAGGGTCTGTCACATTGACCGCATCCGCCACCGGGAAAACACACCTATTGGGTGGTTCTGGTTCATACACAGTCACTCTGCCACTCGCTGCGAGTGTGCCTGTGGGGTCCGTACTCTCGTTTGCTGCAAGCACAGGCAGCGTTTCCGTAACGCGCCAAGGCTCGAATCAGATCTTCCCGAATTCCAGTGGTACCAACACCGTTGTATTGAATAACGGTGACAACTTGACTTTGGTATCTAGTGGTTCGGCATGGATCGCGACGGGTGGCACGGCTGTTCTTGGTAATGCATTGCAGAGTTTCGGAAACTCGCTGGGAGCAAATGGTTACCAAAGGCTCCCTACAGGTTTGATTGTTCAGTGGGGTGGAGGAGTCACGGCCGGCTCAAGTGTGACAGTCACCTTCCCTGTCGCTTTCCCCAGCCAGATGCTGGCGGCGTATGCCACGTACAACGGTGCGTCGTCTGCCTTTTTCGGTACGAATTCAATCAATTCCGCGCAAATGACCGTAACAGGAAATAGCGTCAATCAAACGTTTTCTTGGTTCGCAATTGGTAAGTAAGGGAGGTTTATGTTTTTTGCAAAATCAACTGGCGGTTTCTATAGCCGCGAAGTGAGTGGCAACGAAATGCCTGCAGATGTCGTTGAAATCACTGACGAGGTTCATGCTGCGTTGCTGGACGGCCAGTCTGTAGGCAAGCGTATTGTCGTTGACGCTAATGGATTCCCATCATTGGCGGAGCCCGAGCCTATCCCGCTGCCGGTCATCATTGAAGCTACAAAAGCTCGCGTGCGTGCGGCGCGGGTCACCGTGTTTGGCACCCTGGCAGGCATCCAAAGCCAAGCCCTAGCGGATGGAGACACTGCCACTGCCAAAGCCATCAGCACCATTCAGACCGAACTCGCCGCGATTACTAGCATCGACTTGAGTGGCTGCAAGAATGGCGATGATGTCGAACGAGCCTTTGCTATGGCATGGGTCACCATCGCGGCTGGAGCCCCCGTAAAGGTTGCCAAGGCATTTAACGAGGTGCTTTCGTGATCGGGGCGTATCTCTACAGCAGCGCGCAGGTATTGGGCTTAGTTGCCGGTTACCTCTATGTGTTCTGGCTGCTGTACGTCCTGATCATGGGCTTCTACAGGGCCTATTTGAGCAAGCGTCTAACCAAACCGGCCTTGGTGCTGGCATCACCGGCGCTATTCGTTGGAGTACTCGTAGACCTGATTGCAAACTGGACTCTGGCCACTGTGTGGTTTTTGGAATTCCCGCAGCGGCCCTTGGAGCTTGTGACTGACCGCTTGTCCAGGTACATCGGCTTGCAGGATGACTGCTGGCACAAGACACATGCGGTCTGGGTTTGCCAGAACCTGCTGGACTACTTCGACCCCCACGACAAGCACTGCGTGAGCGAGTCTTAAACCTTTTTCAACCCTGGAGAAAACTATGTCTGATGCCCAAATTGAGCAAGAAATCCAAGCCAAAGGCCTGACGGCCGCCCGTGTCACGCCTTCGGCCATCGAAGCGAATATCGCCAGCGAGTTCTATTTCACAGCGACTGAGGGTGTTTTGGGCGCTTCTGAGATGGGTACTGCGCCTGCAGGCCGTGCCAAGTCGCTGGACCTTTTGACCTTCTGTGTTTTGGTACTGCAAAACGGCTTCATCGTGACTGGCGAATCTGCCTGCGCCAGTCCTGAAAACTTCGACGCAGAGATCGGTCGCAAGATTGCTCGCCAGAACGCAGTTCAGAAGATTTGGGCCTTGATGGGCTACGAGCTGCGCTCTAAGCTGGCCCGCCTGGCAGAACCACTTGTGACCGACGACATGGTGAACCGGTTCCTGCAGTGGCCTGTGCCTGCAAGCGTCCATCCAGACGGAACGCCAGGGCAGCCTGGTCGCATTGGCACCAACCTGTTGGATGCCCCCACAGCCCGTCAGATGTTGGAGCAAGTTCTCTCCGGCACATAAAAACAGGGCGAGGGCTTGCAGTGCGTCAACACTACAAGCCCCCGCCTCCGCCGTGAATAAGCACGGCATCGACCGAAGACCCTGCCACCTAGCTAGGCCGGGTCATTATCCAAGATGCCATCCCATGGAAATTGTTCGTTGTGGCCGGTGCCAAAGAAAGTTGGCCGAAGCCCAGTACCTGAGACTTGAAATCAAATGTCCCCGCTGCGGGACTATGAACATCCTGAGGGCCGAGCGCCCCACACCTGAGCGCCCTGGAGCGTCAAACGTTGAAAGCAACTATGACCAAGACCAAAAGCGCCAGGACGCCCCTTAACATATCGACGGCAACGCAGGCAGCACCATTGGTGCCCTGGGTGGGCGGCAAGCGCCGCTTGGCCCAGCACATCCTGCCCCTGTTTCCCCAGCATGACTGCTACGTGGAGGCATTCTGCGGTGCTGCTGCTCTGTTCTTCCTAAAGGAACCTGCCAAGGTGGAGGTGCTGAACGATGTCCATGGCGACCTGGTGAGGCTCTATCGGGTTGTGCAGAACCACCTCGAGGAGTTCGTCCGCCAATTCAAATGGTCGCTGGCAAGCCGGGAGATGTACGGCTGGCTCCAGGACACCCCACCCGAGACTTTGACCGACATACAACGGGCGGCCCGGTTCTTCTACCTGCAGAAGTTGGGCTTTGGTGGCAAGGTAGACGGACAGACCTTTGGCGTGGCCACTACGGCAAAGTCCCGGCTCAACCTCTTGCGCCTTGAGGAGGATTTGAGCCTGGCGCACCTTCGGCTCCACCAGGTGACCATAGAGCACATGGACTGGGCGGCCTGTGTCGAGCGCTATGACCGCCCCCACACGCTGTTCTACCTAGACCCGCCTTACTACGGCACTGAAGGCTATGGCGTGGGCTTTGAGCTGGAACAGTACGACCGCATGGCGGAGCTGCTGCGCACTATGAAAGGAAAGGCGCTGGTCAGCGTGAACGATATCCCGCAAATGCGCTTGGCCTTCAACGGCCTCGCCATGCAGCGGTTGTCCATCAACTACACCGTGGGTGCGTCTGGGCGCGGCCGGGAGCCCAAGGGAGAGCTGCTGATCGCCAACTTCGATATCTGA